GTCTACAGTGGTTACTGCATATCTCCTGTGGTACGCAATCTTTAATGATAATGTCAACATCGCAATCCTCGCAAACAAAGCAGCCACTGCAAGAGAAATGTTGGGTCGCTTACAACTTTCTTATGAGAATCTCCCAAAATGGTTGCAACAAGGTGTTGTCAACTGGAACAGGGGATCACTCGAATTGGAAAACGGAAGTAAAATCCTTGCTGCTTCTACATCTGCTAGTGCTGTTCGGGGCATGTCCTTTAACATTATATTTCTGGACGAATTCGCCTTTATTCCGACGCATATTGCTGACGAGTTCTTTAGTAGTGTCTATCCTACTATATCTTCTGGTAAATCAACTAAGGTTATAATCATATCTACCCCCAAGGGTATGAATATGTTCTATAAACTATGGCATGATGCAGAGAAAGGGAACAATGAATACACTACAACAGAGGTACATTGGCAACAGGTACCAGGTAGAGATGCTGCATGGAAAGAGCAGACGATTAAGAATACTTCAGAGGAGCAATTCAACCAAGAGTTTGAGTGTGAATTCCTAGGATCTGTTAATACTCTCATCAGTAGTACTAAATTAAAGACATTAGTATACGAAGAACCTAAGAAGAAGGAAGCAGGACTGTCTGTATATGAGGATCCAGAGGAAGGACATACGTACCACATCTGTGTTGACGTTGCTAGAGGTCTAACTAAGGATTATTCTGCATTTACAGTTGTAGATACCACACAAATACCCTATCAGGTGGTAGCAAAGTATAGAAGTAATATAATTAAACCATTATTATTCCCAGATATCATTCATAGAGTTGCCACAGCATATAATATGGCGTATATAATGATAGAAGTTAATGATATTGGTGGACAGGTAGCAGATATCATACAATTTGACCTAGAATATGAGAATTTACTCATGTGTGCCATGAGAGGTAGAGCAGGTCAGGTAGTAGGACAAGGATTTAGTGGCACCAAGGTGCAGATGGGAGTTAAAATGAGCACAACAGTCAAGAAAACTGGTTGCTCCAACCTAAAACAGTTGATTGAGGATGATAAACTCGTCTTTAAGGACTATGACATCATGGCAGAGATGACAACCTTCATTCAGAGGGGTCCAGCATGGGAGGCAGAGGAAGGATGTAACGATGACCTTGTTATGTGTCTGGTTATATTCTCATGGTTAGCAACTACAGATTACTTTAGAGAATTACATGATGATGATGTACGTATGAAGATGTATAAAGAACAGAAAGAGGGAATAGAAGCAGACATGGCTCCATTTGGTTTCATAGATGATGGAGTTGGATACGATCAAGAGGCTATAGTAGATGATGAAGGCACTACTTGGAACGTAGATGAGTATGGAGACAAAGCATATATGTGGGACTACTTGTCGTGAGCATAGAAGATGACCTCTCTCTGGAGCATTTATTATTTAAGGAGAGGAAGTGTAGATTTTGTGGTAAGACAAAGAGTTTATTAGAAGATTATTATTTGACAAGGAAGGATAGAGGTAATAATCCATCAGCATATGCGTATGAGTGTAAGTCTTGTACCATATGGAGAGTTAATAGAAAGAGAAATAGAAAGAGACCCTTGCCTCCATACCTAGCAGACTACCCTGACTGGTAATCACGGCTTGATTCCCCAGTGAAATAACCTAAAAACCTAAATAATTTCAGCATCCGACTTGGAATACAAAAGGAGTTTTAACAGATGGCATCAACACAGCTTTCCCCAGGGGTTGTTGTACTAGAAAGAGATCTGACCACCGTCGCTAATGCAACTGTAGATAATATAGCTGCTATCGTTGGTGCATTTGAGAAAGGACCAGTCGAGCAAATCACTAACGTGACGAGCGAGAAAGAGTTACTTTCGATCTTCGGACAACCTACTGACTACAATTACGAATATTGGTTCAGTGCTGCACAATTCTTACTATACGGTGGAACCGTAAAGATTGTTCGTGCAATGAATGATTCGTTAAAAAACGCAATCGACACTGCACAGTTCACAGTAACCACATTCAGCGCATCTGATACGGTTCTAACTGTTGCATCTTCTACAGACTTTGACGTTGCGGACGTATTATTAATCGACTCAGAATTGGTAACTATCCAGAGTGTTTCTGGTAACGACGTAACAGTATTACGTGGTCAGTTAGCAACTTCTGCTGCATCACACGCTGCTGCTGCTCCTATTACTCTCATTGAGGCTGCTGGAACATCTTCCACAATCAATGAAGGATCCACATTCACAAGCTCTGATACAACTCTAACAGTTACTTCTGCTGCTGCTCTTGGTGGAGGCACCAACTCCTACATTAGAATTGACGACGAAGTTCTTCAAATCTCTGGTGTAGTTGGAAACGATCTAACAGTTGTCCGTGCACAGTTAGGCACAACAGCCGCTGCACACACTGATGGATCAACAGTAACACTACAGACAGTTACAACTCAGAAGACTACAATCAATGAGCAAACTTCTACTGGTGTTGCATCTCCTCTAATCAAGAACATTGATGCATACGAGTCTACAGTTGAGACTGCTGCTAACAACTGGAAGTGGGGTGCTAAGACTGCTGGTATCTACGGTAACTCTATTAGAGTTGTAGTTACAGACGCTGGTCCTGACCAAACTTTATATCTCGCACAACCAACCGCTTCTGAGTGGGAATTCGTTAACAACGCTGAGGTTTCATACTCTTCTGCTAACGTATATGGTCGTGTATATTCTTACACAGTCACAGTAACCTTCCAAGAGGCTGCTACACTGATTGGTAAGTTTGAGAAAGACAACTATATCACTGCTGTTAGTGGTGGTGTTACTGGACGTGTTGTTGCTTACGACGAAGATAAGCGTAAGGTAGAGATTACCATTGATGGTACATCATCTGACATCCTAGAAGTAGGAGACACAGTTACTGAGTTGGCAAATAACTCTAACACACCTGGCTCTGCCACTGGTGATGCTGGTGTTATTGAGTCTATTACTCGTGAGTTACGTGTTGCTGCTAACCAAGGATCACCTAACTTCCAAGCAAACCAGACACTTACCGACGATAACGGTGCTAGTATCTCTATTGCTAACGTTGAGTCAGATTACGACACACGTACATATGGACTTGGTGCAAAGTGGATTAACGTTGCTGCAAGACCTACATCTTCCGCATGGGTTGCGGACAGAGGCGGTCATAATGACCTCATTCACATCCTCGTTTTAGATGGAGACGGTAAGATCACAGGAGTACCTGGATCCGTACTTGAGAAGCATCTCAATCTTTCTAAAGCAGTTGATGCAAGATCACCTCAAGGTGATAACATCTACTATAAGGATGTAATTAAAAACTTCTCACAATACCTCTACTGGGGTAGTCATGAGACAAACGACATTTACGACAAGGATACTAATGCAGCTGGTGCATGGGGTGTCTCTGGTGTTAACAAAGAGTTTGACCTTATTAAGTCATCTACTTCACTTAACAACCTAGACGATCCTACAGGTACCAACCCACTAAGTATACCTATCCTTGGCACAAAGAATCGTGCAACACTCCGCTACTCACTACAAGGTGGTGTAGATGGATATACACTTTCACGTCCTAATGCACTCGCTGGATACGATCTCTTCAATGACGCAGAGACTGTTGACATCGACTACCTACTAATGGGTCCATCCATGAGTGGTGTAGATGATACTGTTGCTAAAGCGCAGCATGTTATCAGCATCGCAATGGCAAGAAAGGATTGTATTGCATTCGTTTCGCCTTACCGTGGTGACGTTATCGGACAACCTAAGACTTCCGACATCGTTACACGCACAGTTAACTACTTCGATCAGTTAAGTAGCACATCATACGCTGTATTTGATAACAACTACAAGTACATCTATGATAAGTACAACGATGTTTATCGTTACATCCCTTGTAACGCAGACGTTGCTGGACTAGTACTAAGCACAACACTTCAGCAAGAGCCTTGGTTCTCACCTGCTGGATTCAACAGAGGACAGTTGAGAAACGCTATTAAGTTAGCATACTCACCTCTTAAGGATCATAGAGACACACTTTATGCATCTCGTATCAACCCAATCGTAGCATTCCCTGGACAGGGCACGGTATTATTCGGTGATAAGACCGCATTGAGTTACGTTTCCGCATTCGATAGAATTAACGTTAGACGTTTATTCTTGGTAATGGAGGAAGCAATCTCACAAGCTGCTAAGACACAACTCTTTGAGTTAAATGATGAGTTTACTCGTCAGCAATTCAAGAATATTGTTGAACCATTCCTAAGATCAGTACAGTCAAGACGTGGTATTGTTGACTTCCTCGTAGTTTGCGACGGAACTAACAACCCTGCTGAGTCAATTGACCGTGGTGAATTCTACGCTGAGATATTTGTGAAACCCACAAGATCCATCAACTTCATCACACTGACATTCACTGCTACAAGGACTGGCGCAAGCTTCTCTGAGTTAGTATCTTAATTTCAAAGTAAACCCGTGGCATGGCATCATGCTCAACCCTATAGGACCAACTAATGGCACAAGACGAATCACAATCCTACTCAGGTCAAGAAGAAGGGGGCGTAATTAACGCCCCAATCCTCGACTTCCGTAACAGAATAGGCGACCTAGCCCGCCCTAACCTGTTTCAATGCGAGATCTTCTTTCCTCAAATTGTAGACGATGGTAACCCCCAGTCGGGTGCCACTCCTGGTTCACAGGAGCAACAGACTGAAGAGAGCTCAGGTAGATCTCTCGCTGGTAGTGGAGCATCATCTCAATCACTAGCAACTTTCCTTGTTAAAGCAGCAGCAATTCCTGCTTCAACCGTGGGTGTAATCGAAGTACCTTACAGAGGTAGGACGCTTAAGATTGCTGGAGACCGTTCCTTTGAACCTTGGACTGTAACAGTTCTTAACGACAAAGGATTTGCACTTAGATCTAAGTTCGAAGAGTGGTCCACAAAGATTCAGGCACTTCACCAGAATCTTCAGGCAACAAAGACTATCATGAAGTATCAAAGTGATGCTATAATTAGACAGATAGATAGACAGAACAACATCGTTAGATCCTACAAGTTTGTAGGTATTTGGCCTAGCACAATCTCCGCTATTGATCTAGCATGGGATAGCAACGATACTCCAGAAGAGTACACCGTTGAGTTCCAAGTTCAGTACTGGACATATGCTAACGATAAGAATGCTGGAAACGCTATCGTCGTATAGTATAAATAATATACAATGAATAATAGGAATAATTAAATGTCACAACTATTTGGTTATTCGATTGATCGCAAGAAGAAGGGCAAGGCTGGTGTCGGCCCTTCTTTTGTTACGAAAGATTCGGATGATGCAGCACAACCCATTGTGGCAGGTGGTTACTTTGGTCAATACGTTGACCTCGGTGACGCTGCAAACAAGTCAAGCGATGTAGATCTTATTGGTAGATATCGTGAGATGTCCTTGCATCCAGAAGTGGATCAAGCGATTGGAGATATTACAGCAGAAGCAATAGCTGGTGACTTAGATGATCATCCTGTAGATGTTGAGCTTTCAAACCTTAAGGTTTCTGAGCCTGTAAAGAAAAGAATTAGAGAAGAGTTTAACAACGTACTATCGTTATTAGATTTTGATCGCAAAGCATATGATATCTTTCGTAGGTGGTACATCGACGGAAGACTTTTTTATCATAAGATGATCGACCCTGATAATCCTCAAGAGGGATTGACAGAGTTAAGGTATATTGATCCTAGAAAGATTAGAAAGGTTATCGAATACGATAAGCCTAAGGATAGGATATCACCTGCTGATCCAGAAGTACAAACATTAGTCCCCAAGAGTGTAGAGTATTACATTTATTCACCCAAGGGGTTACGTGGGTATGAGAATAGAGGAATTAAAATAGCAAATGATGCTATCTGTTTTGCTCACTCAGGGCAATTAGATATGCAACGCAAC